CCAAAAATTCGGGCAATAAAAAACCATCGCACACAAATGGATTTGTTAAAGTTTGCAAAGACCTGTGCTGGCCTACGTGCCGAAATCAGCAAAGAACTGGTTGAATGCCGGCGACGTCAACACTCATCAGTTAAATATCAAGAATTACTTGACAAACTCTCTGAGAGTGTAAGTACACTGGAAGAATATACTACTTTTGCACTACTTTTGGACACTTGACACATTGTCCAAAATAGTGTATAATTAGCAATTATTAGCAAGGAGCATAGCATGGCAACTGTTGCTGGCGTTAAAATTAAAACCAAAGTCCCTAAAATCCGTAACCCGTTGTTTGCCGATGAAAAGTACACCGGCGGCGAACCCGAGTGGCCCACAGAAGCCCAGGACTGGGACGATGCTCGATTTGACAACAAATTGCGCCAAAGTTTTTACTATTACAACTATTACTACAGTCAAAAAGATACCAAAAAGTATGTGGTAGAGTGGATGAAGACCACTGCCAAGTTTGACAAAGATGACATTAGAGCATTTGAACGTGCCAACGACAAGTGGTTGCCTATGACTGCCTGCAGTTTGATCATGGCACACCGTCAAGGAATGCCTCTACGTCCTCGCCACATTGAGTTTTTAGACAAGAGCTTGCTAGAAGCCATTGAGCGTGGCCGCGGTGAGCCCGAACGAGAAGCAGTCTCAACGCCAGAACAAGTGGCTGTTCGTCCTACTATCCAGGACCGTTTGGCAGAAAAAACCAGTGAGCTCATTGGAGAACTGGAAGGCAAGTACGACGAGCTCGAAGCTTTCAAAGCCTACGATTGGTTTACCAGCAACAATGTTGTTCAAAGCCAACTTGGCAAATACGAATCTCTTTACCAGCGCCGCCAACAGGAACTGGAAGAAGCACAGCAAAAGAAAGATGATCAGCTCAAAGAAGCCTACAGTCATTTCAAAGCCGCAGATTTTAAGAAACGCATCAATTGGATCACTGATTTACTGGATGCAGTAGAGCAGTACCGAGACGTTAAAAAAGCTTCCAAGAAAGCCAGGATTAAAAAGGCACCCAGCAAAGAAAAGTTGGTGGGCAAGATCAAGTATGCCAAGGAAGATCGGGCACTCAAGATTGTGAGCATCAACCCTGCAGACATCATAGGCAGTGCAGAGCTTTGGATTTACAACAACAAGACACGCAAGTTGGGCAAGTATGTGGCCGCTGGCTACCAAACACTCAGTGTCAAAGGCACCAGCATCACAGGATTTGATGTAGACAAGAGTGTGGCAAAGACCCTGCGCAAGCCCGAAGAGCAACTCAAAGAGTTTGCCAAAGCAGGTAAAATTGCACTGCGCACCTTTATCAAAGACATCAAAGCAGTAGAAGTCAAGCTAAACGGTCGTATCAACGAAGACACCCTACTGCTCAAAGTGGTCTAAACAATGTCCTGTGCTGACTAAATACATGCACAGGACAGCAAAATGGCTACACTAAAACCAGGATTAAATCCCAAAACTCAAAGCATCTACACTGACAACCTAGGTGGTCCAGGCCCAATAGCCTTTGACGAAAGTCGCTTGGACAGTGGCGACAAAAAACGCACAGAAATCATTGACTATATCAGACTGCGACTGGGTGATCAGATTGTTGACGTTGAACTAGACAAAGCTCACTATGAGCTGGCCATCAAACAGGCCTTGGTCAAGTATCGCCAACGTGCGCAAAACAGCCAAGAAGAAAGCTATGTATTCATGGACCTGATGCCTGAAGTGCAAGAATACATCTTGCCCGACGAGATTATGACTGTGCGTAGTGTGTATCGCAGAGGCATTGGCAGTGTCACAGGAACCACTGCCAGTCAATTTGAACCATTTGCAAGTGGTTACCTGAACACTTACATGTTGGTGGCAGGCCGTGTTGGTGGTCTAGCCAACTATGAGCTGTTCACACAATATCAAGAGCTGGCCATGAAGATGTTTGGTGGCTACATGGATTTTTATTTCAACCCTGTGACTAAAAAGATCACACTTGTGAGAAAAATACCAAACGCTGGCCACAACTATGTGAGAATCAGCAGCCTTTATTCCAATGGATTGTTGGCCGGCGACACCATTACCATTGAAACCGAAGACATCTGGACAGTTCGTGTTGGCGACAGCATTACCATCAGCAACTGTCGTGTTGGCGGTTATAACAATACCTACCAAATTCTCACAGTTGACGAAACAGAAAAAGTGTTTACAGTGGCAGCTAGAACAGCACTACAGGCCAGAGAAGTTGTGACCATGGACAAGCGTAGCACACAAATTTGGAGTAACGCCAGCGATGTGCCCAGCGAAACCATTCTGCTACGAGTGTACAATAAAAAGCCTGATGTCATGCTGTTCAATGATCATTTGGTATTTCCTTGGTTGCAAGAATACGCCTACAGCTTTGCCAAACGCATAGTTGGAGAAGCACGTAGCAAATTTAACACCATTGCTGGTCCACAGGGCGGCACCAGTTTGAATGGCGACACACTAAAAACAGAAGCACAGGCAGAAATGGACAAGTTGGAAGAGGATCTTAAAACCTATGTCGACGGCAGCCAACCACTAACTTGGGTAATTGGATAATATGAAAGTCAACGAAATTATATCAGAAGCTAAAATGCCTACTCCACATGAAAATGTTGAGGCCGCACTTCCCGATGCCAGAGACTGGGAAGATCTAAATCAAAACAACAATGGTTATCTACAGTATCGTTTTGGCATTGCCATGGCAGGTGCACCAGACCCACAGTACATGAGCAGTACTGCCACACATCAAAATTTGGTAACAATCGGTTACACTGCTGCCGACAATGAAATTTTAGATGCTGCCGCCAAGGTGATGGGTGTCAAGGCAGCCAGACGCCTGACTTCTAAGACCAGCCAGGAACCACCGGAAATTAATCAGGTCAGTGTTGTGGCTCAACGCAAGAAGAACAAATACGGTGTATAATTGTTGACATTTTAATACATTTGTCATAAAATGCTCCTAAGGGGGCATTTTTTATGATCATTGGCATTTGTGGTTTCATTGGCAGCGGCAAGGACACGGCCGCAGACTATCTAGTTAACTTTCATGAATTCAAGCGTGAAAGCTTTGCATCAACGCTGAAGGATGCTGTAGCAATGGTGTTTGGCTGGGACAGAGAACTGCTGGAAGGTCGCACTCGACAAAGCCGTGAGTGGAGAGAACAACGAGACGACTGGTGGAGTAGTAGACTTGGCATGGAGATTACACCACGTTGGATCTTGCAATATTGGGGCACAGATGTACTGCGACAGCATTTTCATGATGACATTTGGATTGCCAGCCTGGAAAACAAGCTGAGATCATCCAACGACCACACAGTTATCAGTGATTGTCGTTTCCCCAACGAAATCAAAGGACTTAGAGCACAAGGTGCAAAGATTGTTTGGGTTCAACGTGGACTAACACCACATTGGTATGATATTGCAGTCATGGCCAACCGCAGTGACACAAAGGCACAACGATGGTTGGCTGATGAAGGTATTCACCCCAGTGAATACAGTTGGGCAGGCACTTCATTTGATGCTGTGATTGACAATAATACCAGCATCGAGCATTTATATTCACAACTTAAAAATCTGGTACAAGGTCCGCAGGCCGCCAAGGCAAGCGAGATTTAGATATTTCCTGTTGACAGTTTAAACAAATAGTACGTAAGTTGTTCCACGTATTGTTTCGTAGATTACCATCTATATGAAATACCCTGAGTTGATCCTCGGGGTACTTTGCTTTAAAATTGCATTTTTCACATTGTGGCTTTTTCCTATAGCCGCCTTTGAACCACATGGGCGGCTGTGGTTTGATTTTACGATCTTTGTGTATGCATGTGGTACACATACTTCTGTAGTGTGTACGTCCTTCTTTGATATAATTTACAGCCACAGGGTTGTTGTTACAACTGCCGCATAGTTTTCTAATAGACATAAAGTACTTATGATACTCAAATCGTGCTGACCTTTGCAAAGGTTGGCTAATCGATGTCTTTTGGACCTGTGCAAATAAATAACTACAATGTCATTTTAAAAGGAACGAAATATGGCCGCATTAGTATCTCCAGGCGTTAGTATTACAGTCAGTGACGAAAGCCAATACCTACCAACAGCAGTTGGTACAATCCCTTTCGTATTGTTTGCCAGCGCAGAAAACAAAGTTGTGAACGGTGCAGTAGCCCCGGGCACTAAAAAATCCAATGCAGGTAAAGTTTACGGAATCAGCAGTCAACGCGAATTGGTGGCCACATTTGGCACACCAGAGTTCCGTCAGAATGCAGCCGGAACAGCTCTACATGGTAACGAACTAAACGAATATGGTTTGATGGCTGCCTACAGCGCATTGGGCCTTGGTAATCGTGTATGGGCTATCCGTGCCGATATCAACCTAGACGAGCTAGTGGGCACAACAGTGCGTCCAGTTGGCGAAGTACCAGATGGTACAAACTGGTTTGACTTTGGTACCACTGCATGGGGTATCTATCAGTACAACCAAATCACAGACTCTTATACCAACATCAAGCCTTTGATCATCTCTTCATGGGACGACATCACTGTTCAAACACAGATTCCATTCCCTAACCAAAGTTTGGGCGTAATTGGTAGCTATGCTGTGGTAGTACGTGATGCCAACAACTATACATTCTACAAGAACAGCGCAAACAATTGGGTTCAAGTTGGTGGCACAGATTGGCAAAGCAGTTTTGCAACTGTGGTTGGTACAGATGCCGACCCAGATCTAACCACTGCTGGTGACTTTACCATCAATGGTGTAACTATCCAGATTCCAAATGCCACTCCAGACAATGCCACAGTGGCCAACATTATCAATGCTGAAAACATTGACGGTGTCACTGCTGAAACAGAAAATGGATTCTTGGCAATTTATGTAAATGAACTAAGCGCCAGCAATGGAGTTGATGCAGATGGAGCAATTGCCATTGGTTCAGTCACTGCTGGCTTGTTGGCAAAACTAGGCCTTGTGGCTGGAAAGTACTATGCTCCAACATTGTATTATGGACCATTTAATCAAACTCCAGCGTGGAGCACATTTGATGCAATTCCTCGCCCAACTGGTTCTATCTGGTTGAAGACCAGTGTAAACGGCGGTGGTGCTAATTTTGTAATCAAACAATACAACTCTTCTCTAAAATCTTGGAGCAAGTTGGCTACTCCTGTGTATGCCACAGGCTACGAAGCAATTTACGGTCTTGACGCCACAGGTGGCGGCGCTGGCATCCGTGCTGGTGCTACATTTGTCAAATACGACACCAGCAACAACGGCAAATTAAGCTTTAAGTTTTATACACTAAGCTCGGGTGGTGCTACAACAGTGTCAGCCAGCAACGCAGCCGGTGCATTCACAGCAGGCGACACATTTACCATGTTGGTAAGTCGTCCGGGCACAGACATGCCTGATACCTACAACATCACTGTTGGCGGTATGAACGCCAGTGATTTTGTAACTGCAGTACTTGCTGCCAACATTCCTGATGTTACTGCTCGTGCCAATGCCAGCGGTGTGATCACACTAGTACACTCTGCAGGTGGTTTAATTACCTTGATCAACACCAGCGTTGGCAGTAATCCTGTCACAACAGCCGGATTTACAACCAGTACAGAAGGTGTTGTTGCCAACATTGTTCCTGGCAGTATAACACTAACCAACTGGCGTCTAGCTAGATATACATTCAGCGACACCACGCCTTATACTGCACCAGCAGATGGTCGTTTGTGGTACTACAGCGATCCAACTGCAGTTGACATCATGATCTGTGATCACAATGGTTGGAAAGGTTACAAGAATGTGGCTCGCGATGCTCGTGGTGCCAATCTTCAAGACACAGATCCAGCTGGCGTTATCGTTGCAGCCAGTGAGCCAATGCTACAGTCGGACAACACTGATCTAGTAGCCGGCGACATCTGGTTAGACACCAGCGATTTGGAAAACTATCCACGCCTGTATCGTTACACCAGCACCAACAAGTGGCAGTTGATTGACAATACTGATCGCGTGAGCCAAAACGGTATTGTATTTGCTGATGCACGTTGGGATGGCAACAGCGACGACACAGGTGGCATGACAGACCCAATCACTGGAGATTATCCAAACTGTGCTGACATGCAGATGAGCAACTACATTGACCTAGATGCTCCGGACTATAGACTATTCCCACGTGGCACATTGTTGTTTAACACACGTCGCAGTGGTTACAATGTCAAGAAGTATGTTGGTAACTACTTCAATGCTCAAGCTTATCCCAATGATCCTTTACCAGACGTTAAGGCAGCCTGGGTAACAGACAGCGGTGCCATGGAAAATGGTGCACCATACACTGGTCACCATGCCCAACGTGCCATTGTAGTACAAGCACTAAAGGCAGCCTTGGATGGAAGTTTAGATATCCGCGAAGAAGGTTATAACTTTAACTTGTTGGTATGCCCTGGTTATCCAGAGTTGATTCCTAACTTGATAGCATTGAACAATGATCGTAGCAACACAGGCTTTATCATTGGTGATACTTCAATGACCTTGGCTGCCAACATCACAGCAATCACCGAGTACAACAACACAAAAGCCATCAACCACGATCCTTATGTTGCATTGTACTATCCACATGGATTGACCAATGACTTGGCTGGCAATGAAATTGCTGTTCCTGCAAGTCATATCATGTTGCGTACATTTATCCGCAGCGACAATGTGGCCTATCAGTGGTTTGCACCAGCTGGAACACGTCGTGGTCTAGTAGACAATGCAACCAGCATTGGTTACGTTGATGCCAACAGTGGCTTGTTTATCAAGACTGGTATTAACCACAGCATCCGTGATGCCATGTATGAGTTGAACCTAAACCCAATTACACTGCTAAATTCCGTTGGACTAGTGGTGTATGGACAGAAAACACGCAACCCAGTGTCTAGTTCACTGGATCGCGTCAATGTTGCTCGTTTGGTCAACTATCTACGCAGTGTTCTACAACCATTGGCCAACCAGTTCTTGTTTGAACCCAATGACAAGATCACCAGAGACCAAGTCAAGACCGTGGTTGAAAGTGTTCTAAATGACTTGATCGCCAAACGCGGTTTATATGACTATCTAGTAGTTTGCGACACCAGCAACAATACATCAGATCGTATCGCAAGAAACGAACTGTATATTGATATTGCCATTGAGCCAATGAAAGCTGTTGAGTTTATCTATATTCCAATTCGCTTGAAGAATCCTGGAAGTATCAAAGGAACGGCAGCATAATATAGGTACATAACGGAGCGGGCAACCGCTCCGTGAATGGACCAAAAAATAGCTAAATAATTGCAATAGGAGAAACAAATATGGCAGTCGCATCGTTGACAAAATTCACAGTACCACTAGCTACAGACCAGAGCGCAAGTAGCCAAGGTCTGTTGATGCCTAAACTAAGTTTTAGATTTAGAGCCAGCTTCGAAGGCTTTGGCGTAAGCTCAAGCAAAGTAGAACTAACCAAGCAAATTGAAAGCTTTGGTCGCCCATCAGTAACATTTGGTGACATCGTAGTTGATGTTTACAACAGCAAAGTAAAACTAGCTGGTAAACCAGAATGGGGTGATGTACAGGTTGTTCTACGTGATGATGCACCTGGTAATGTTACAAAACTAGTTGGCGAACAAGTACAGAAGCAATTTGACTTCATGGAACAAAGCTCGGCAGCAAGTGGTATTGACTACAAGTTTATCACACGTTGCGAAATGCTGGACGGTGGTAATGGAGCCAGTGAACCAACAGTGCTAGAAACTTGGGAACTTTATGGTTGCTACATTCAAAGCGCCGCTTACGGTGAAATGAATTATACCAGCAACGACCCAGTTAAAATCACTTTAACACTAAAATTTGACAACGCTGTTCAAACACCTGGAGGTGTCGGAATTGGCACGTTTATCGGACGTACAATTGGACAAAATATTACAATGTAAGACACCCTGGTATCTTAAAACCTGGTTTCGACCAGGTTTTTTTATGACATAAATATTATATAGAGGAATTATAATGGGTGATATTTTAAGAGACTATGCTCACGCCAGTAAACTGTTTGTAGCTGACAACTACAGACTGATGCCCAAGCTTGGGTTCTTGTACCACGTGGCCATAGAAACATATCAACCATCATCTAACCCCAATGGCGAAACAGAAGTAGGCATGTTGGCCAAGTCGGTACAGCTACCAAAGTTCTCAGTAGATTTAAAAAAATACAACTCATATAATAGACCCAATTACGCACAGACCAAAATTACCTACGATCCCTTGAATATAACATTCCACGATGACAGTGCGGATGTTGTTAGAAACTTTTGGTTTGACTACTACAATTACTACTATAGAGATGCCGACTACAGCGAAGGTATCTATGGAGCTGAGACCAAGTACAGTGATAGTCGTCTAACTGATCGTTGGGGCTTTGCTCCCAAAGGCGCAAAACCCTTTCTAAAGAGTATTCGTATCTACAGTCTGCATCAAAAACGATTCAGTGAGTATGTACTGATCAACCCCAAGATTAAATCCTTTAGACACGGTGACCATCAAGCTGGTTCCAACGACACCATGCAACACGAAATGGCTGTTGAGTATGAGTCAGTGTTGTACTATTATGGATCTGTGTCTGCCAACACCACCAAGGGTTTTGTTAATTTGCATTACGACAAGCATCCTAGTCCACTGACTCCAGCCGGTGGTGGCACTGCCAGTATCTTTGGCCAGGGTGGCCTACTTCAAACAGCAGATGAAGTCATAGGTGATTTAGCCAATGGCAACTATGGTAGTGCTATTTTTAAAGGCATACAAGGCATGCAAAATGCCAAGAGCATGGATCTTAAAAAAGCAGCCATTGGAGAAATACTGGCTGTTGGCACAGGAGTGTTGAGAGGAAACAATCCTTCTAATTCAATTTTTGTACCAAGCTTGTCCGGGCTGTCAAACAACGTTGGCACCATCGGAACTAAACTTGGTGTAAGCGGATTACTCAGTGGTGGTGGCATAGGCGGTGGCGGATTTGGCGGAGGTAGTAGTTGGTTGGCAGCTGGTGCCGCGCTAGGATTATCAGCCCTGTCGGGTAATAAAACAACACCAGGGGCAGAAACAAACATTGGTAATTATCAAGACACCGCTGAACCCACAAATCAAGGCAGCATGAATGAGGCCGGCAGTCAAGCCAGCATTGAACGCAACATAGACGTTACCAAAAGCAATATGTTGTCAATCCAACGAGACATATCACAAACCAACCAAGCCAAACAGCTGGCCGATGATGCCGCGGCCACGTTTGATAATCAGAAAGCCGATCTATTGGCAGTTGGTCTAGCACACGATGATCCAGCAGTGGTGGCACTACAACAAAAGATTGATCAACAAAGATCCATCAGTGACAACAACAGTGCAATAGTCAATCAACTTAATTCTCAGTTCAGCGGATTGAATGACAATCTCACTAAACTAAACACGCAATACAATTCTTAATATGTCAAACCCAAGTAACATCAACGGCATTGATGCCAGTAACACAGCCAGCACACAGGCTTTCTTCAATAATTTAAGCTTGCCACCTATCTCTGTGAGTCAAAATGTCGACGACGCCATCGTTGGATACTTTCAACAAATCACAGAAACCAAAGAAGCAGCCAGAGCCCTGGCTGGTGCAGTGATATTGACAGCGGCCAGCCAAGGAGTTGATCCAATGGAGACCTTGCAAGAGTTTGCAAAAATGGATGCAGGCAAACTCAACTCTTATACCACCATGTTTTTAAATCTAAACAGAGTGGGTACCAGTTACCTTGGCATCAACAACAGTCCCACAGCCCCCAAGTACGTGGCACACATGATCAGACCTTAACATGAGCAAGTACGCTACAGGCAAATATCAGGTTAAAAACTCAGAAAAGTACGTGGGTAAAAAACAACCAACATATCGTTCAGGTTGGGAATTTACTTTTATGACCTTTTGTGACAACAATCCAGCAGTGGTCAGTTGGGCCAGCGAGCCGTTTATGGTTCCTTATCGTAATCCCTTCACAGGTAAAAATACAATCTATGTTCCGGACTTTCTTGTGGTCTATGTGGACAAAAATCAACAGCGACATGCTGAAGTTGTGGAAGTCAAACCACGAAAAGAAGTGGCCCTGGAAAATGCACGTAGTGATAGAGATCGTGCCGCGGCTATATTAAACGCGGCAAAGTGGACAGCAGCCAAAGCATGGTGCGCCCAGCAGGGTCTTAAATTTCGTATAGTAACCGAAGATGATATCTATGCCGGCGTCAAAAAAACCCGCTAAATATCTACATGACCAAAAAACTTGAAGAATTGTTTGACCTGCCTCCCATAGAGGATACCAGTCATGTTGAGCAAGATATTGAAACTCAAAAAACCGAGCTGGCCAATGCAGATGATATAATTGATCGCATTGATCAAGCCTTGCCCCAGGTACGGGAACTGGATGATGCCGACGCTGAACTTGACGAATTAGCAAACCTGGCCAAAACCAAATTTGAAGACCTAATGGACCTAGGCATGAATGTAGAAGCACGTTACAGCGGGCAGATACTACAAACAGCAGGTATACTGCTGGGTCATGCCATTACCGCCAAACAGGCCAAGATAGATAAGAAATTGCGCATGGTAGACCTACAGCTTAAAAAGCTAAGACTAGACCAATCAGCCGCTAAAAACGACGATGGCCCCAAGCCCATAGACGGCAAAGCCGTGGTATTAGACAGAAATGAGCTGTTAAAGCAAATTATTGCTGAAAACAAGGACTCAAAGAAACTACAATAGCATAAATATCAATAATAGGATTTGTCCCACTATGAAAACATTCTCAGATTACTTGTACCATACACAAAAAGTCTATGAGTTCAGAATCAAACTAGCAGAAATAGATGTGTCTGAAGACAATCTAGCTAGAATTCGCAACGCATTAGAAGCCTACGGTGTAGAGGTAATGGCCAAGCCCAAACGCTTGCCCATACAAGAGCACGCCGATTTCCCTAAAATGGGTCCTTGCCAGTGCCACTATATTGATATCACTTTAAAGTATCCAACAACCACAGAGCAACTAACTCATATTGTTGCAGAACGTGCGTTACTAGATAAGAGTTGCGTTTGCGTAAGAACCAAAGCAGCCGACGAAGCAATTACTGCCGCCGAAGAGCGTGGGCAGAATCGAGAAGGTGCTCTATTAACAGACTCTACCTTAGAAGACGAGTCTGGAGCACAAGAGCTAGTAGGTCAGAATCGCGTCAGCGGTTTTATCAAAGAACTGGCCAAGAACAAGGTCAGCAAATTTGAAATTGCTGGCAAAGAAAAAGCCGACGGCACTACTAGTGATTCGTTACCACAAGGGACCAAGAGTCCAGTTGGCAGTAGCCAAAACAAAATACCAAGCCCCATAAAAGGAAAATAAAATGGACTTTAGTAAACTATTATCAAAGCTTTCTGACATCGAAGGCAAAACACAATTAAACGAAGCTGCCGAAAAAACAGACAAGCCTTGGACAGACATGAGCGGCAAGAAGCACTCAGGCACTGCTGTCAAGGGCGACAAGTACACTGGTAAAGAAGCTGAGAAAGACGACAAGTCCAAGAAAGTTGATGAAGCTGCCAAACCAGACTTCTTGGACATGGACAAAGACGGCGACAAAAAAGAGCCAATGAAAAAAGCAGTTGACGACAAGAAGAAAAAAGGCGTCAAAGAGTCTACTCTTGCTGAACTAATTGCCCGCATGGATGCCATCATTGAGTCTGCAGAAAAGGTCGAAGAAGACGACGTCGAAGAAGGCAACGAGTTCTCCGGAGAACTGGCCAAGGCCAAAGCTGCCGGCAAAAAAGATTTTGAAGTTGATGGCAAAAAGTATCAGGTCAAAGAAGCCGAAGACCGTCCTGCCAGCAAAGAAAAAGAAACTTCTTGGACTGACAAAGAAGGCAAGAAGCACACTGGCAAACAAGTACAGGGTTGGCAAAGTGTCAAAGGCGACAAAGAAGCCGACAAGGAAAAGAAAGCCACAATGAAAGAAAGTCAACTTGACGAGTGTGGTGATATCATGGGTCAAATGGGACAACAACAACCAGAGTCTGGTATGAATGTCAACACCAGCATTGACACACGCACAGGTCGCAAGACTGTGAGCATCAGCGCAGATGGCGAAAGTGCAGACCAACTAATGCAGATTCTAAAGTTATCTGGCATGGGTGGCAGCCACGCCATGGGCGATGTTGATGGCGATGGCGATCATGACATGGCTGACCATGCACAAGAAATGGGCGGCGGTGAAGTCCAAGTTGAACTGGTTCCCTTGGCACATGCCGAAGGTGGTTTCAAAGGCGGAGACGAAGAAGTTGAAGAAACCTATGCCAATGATCCTAATCCACAAACACAAGGTGTTGATGCACAACTACGTCAAGGCACTGATCTAAACAAAGAAAAGACCATGCACAAGCACAACTATCGTGGCGGTGACAATCCAATGGCAATGAAAGAAGCCAAAGAATTAGAATTGTTGGAAGCTGAGCTAATGGAAGAACTGGACTCTATCAAAGTCAAAGCTCCTGGCACCAAGTATGGTAACAGCTTCAAAGCACCAACAATGGTTAAGAAAGTAAAATAACATGAAGAAGCTAACAGACTACATTGCAGAAACTGAGCAAGCGTTGGCCGAAAAGGCAGTGAGTCGGCAACAGCAAAAATTCATGGGCATGGTTCATGCCATGCAAAAAGGCAAAAAAGTCAAAGGTGCCAGCCCTGAGCTAAAAAAAGCCGCTCATTCAATGGACAAGCAAGATGCCAAAGATTTTGCCAGCACCAAGCACAAGGGCTTGCCCAACAAGGTTGCTGAAGATTCATCTGATACCAGTTCAGTGGTCACAGCCATAGTTCGTCGAATCATGGCACAACGTCTGGATCTGTTGGAAAAATATGGTCCAGCCAAGATAATGGCTGCTGTTGACGATGTTGCAGATTTTGTTGGTGATGTAGATGAGATCGGCAGCAGTGATGTCAGTGGTTG